TCACGCCATCTCCATCGCAGGAGACGGGCGCTTCGGTGCGGGCTGGTTGATGATCGGGGCGGCGCCGCGTCCGCCAAAGAACGGGGCGAGCAAACCCAGGGGCTCAGTTGCAGGCACCCACGTTGGGTTACGCCGCGCAGGCGTGGTAAAGGCTTGTTCAGCCATGACCTGTCTCCTCAGAAGACGGTTGGGGTTAGGGCCGGAGTGGAAGTTGGCGCTTCCCTTCGGTCCGACTTTTATGATATCCGGATATCATGAAGTCAACAGCGGATATCAAAAAATCACGCGGGCGCCCGGCAACAGGGCGCGGACACCCCGTTCTAGTTCGCCTTTCAGACGAGCAGCTAGCTTCTGTGGATGCCTTCCGCGATCGCGAAGATGACAGACCAACACGCCCTGAAGCTGTTCGGCGACTGGTTGAGAAGGGCCTTAAGGCCGAGCAATCTTGATCAATGGGTGACAGGCGGAATCATTCACGTCCGTGCAAACGATATCGACCACGACACCTAATTCGCCTTTCGCGTCGCCCGCAGCGCAGGACACACGACGCACACCGCTCTTCTCGGACGGCATCTCGTAGACACGCCAAGGCACCTGTAGCTGAGAGCTCTTGGACACCAAGCCCTGCTTCTCCGCCTCCAGCATCGCTAAGCCACACGCCATAACGGCATCGGCGCGAGACTCGGCTGGGGACTTAACAGGAACCGATGGCGCCTCCGCCTGCCCGCACCCCGCGACGATTCCCACCGCCGCCAGCACCACCAACCGTTTCATGACCAAGCCCTCCGCTGAACGGGGAGGCTATTCTTCGCCGCCCTCGACCTGCAAGCCCCAGTCCTCAGCCATGCGATGGAACTTGGCGAGCGCTTCTGCTTCGGCCAGCGCGGGATCGGCGGGCTTGAGCATGGTATCGACGTAGTGCTGTGGCGACTGTAGCCGCTCTTCGCGAGCGAACCGCTCTCCCCACCAGCCGGTGAATAGGAACGCCTCCATTGCAGCGTCTAGGCGCTGGGAAAGCCGGAAGGGAGTCAGGCCCCAGAACTCGGCCTCCTTCAGCCCCGACCTTAACGCTGCCCGAAGATGCGCCCCCACCACGTCTTGGGGGGGCTCGGCTGAGGGTTTTCGGCGCCGTCCGAGGCAGGCCTCCCGCTCGGGCCGTACTGCGCCAACTCCCAAGCCTTCCAACAGGCCTTAAGGCACTCGGCCATGGGGTATTCGGCCATGGGCGCGGCCATCACGTCTGCGGCTTGGACCTGGCCGGCGCTCATGATCTCGAGAGCCTCGGCCATAGCCAGAGACGCCCCCGGCTTGCCTTTCTGCATGGCCTTGAACTGTTCCAGCAGCCAGTCATGGCCTTTGGCGTCGAGGGCGGCGTAGGTCAGTTGCAGCGGAACCGCCCGCCCATCTGGCAAGGGCAGGCGGACGATTCCGAGGCGTTCATCGGTCGGCTGCATCAGGCGCCCTGATTATCGCGAACCGGGGCGGCCATGGGCTCCAGCGTGCCGGAGTACGTCACCTTGCCGTCAACGGGGGCCGACAGGGTCAGGTTCGGCACGGCGTTGAAGCTGATCTGCTTGGCTTGGGCGCCAGAGCCGAAGGTAATGCGGAACGGCAGCGGCGTGTTGGTCGCCATGGCCGCGAACATCGCTTCCTGCTCAGTGTCGCCCTGTTCGTAGTGCATCGAGAAGGTGTAGGGCGACGGCTCGCGCGGGCCGGAGATGTATTCTCGAGTGCCCGCGACCGTATCGAAGTCGGTGGCGTCGATCTTATTCGGCGAGAAGCCGCCGCCGTCGAGGCTAAAGACGCCCGAGATGTTCTCGTAGGTCAGGGTTCCGCTGCCGGAGCCCAGCAGCAGGTGCATGAAGCCTTGGGCCAAAACAGCCATGGCGCTCTCCTATGATGCAGGCATGGAAAAGGCCGCGCACAGCCTGCCCTGGGCGCGTTGGGGATGGACTCCAAAGCCAGCGTTCTGCGAAGATCGCGCCGGATCGGGAGGGTTCAGATGTCAAACGGTGGAAAGAAGATCGTCGACGCTCGTGCCGACGCGAAGGGGAACATCGAGGCGGTTCGCTTCGAAGGGAATGTGAACTTCACCAGCCAGAAGAAGGCCATTGAGATGGCGAAGGCTGGCAAGGTCGATAACGCTCATGCCGTGCAGCCAAAGGGACGCGAAGCCTATCTGCGCTCCAATCCGGACGACAAGAAGGGCAACAACCTCGACGACATGGCGGGCGATACCTAAGCGAACTCGGCCCGCAACTGCAGGATAACCCCAGCGGCCAGATCATCCAGATTGCGGTACAGGGTCGCCACCTTGGGCGAGCCATCGGCAGACCGCTCGTGGATAACGGCCACACGGATCTGGTCGTCCAGCACGACGTACTCGTGGGTCTGCATAGCGTCCTCCATTGTCAGTCTCGGACGAGGTCCAATCGGATCGTGACGCGGCGGCCGGTGTAGGCCTCGTCCGAGGTCGGGGCCTGGACTGGGCCGGTGACGCGGGCCACGTCGCATTTGCCGCTTGTGACGACGAGGTCGCCGGGGCGGTTGTGGAAGAGGTCGCGGACCTGGCGCATCAAAGCGTCGAGCCCAGCCGCTGAGCCGGTCCGGCGCTGATACCCGCGCACGTCCTGCACGATCAGTCGGCCGGTCTCGGTGAAGGTCTCCATCGCCACGTCAGAGGTCGGCACGGCGATGATGAGGAACGGCTTTGACGGCTTCGGCTCCTGGTCGAGGAAGTCGTCCGGCGCCGTCTCGTTGAAGATGGCCGGTGCGTTGTTCCAGGTGGCCAGAGACGGAGCGACGGAGGCCAGGCGGGCGAAGATCGTGGCGGTGGAGTTCAATCGCTTGCTCCCGCGACAAAGGCGTCCCGCAGGTCGTCGGTATGGTCGGTGGCCAGCAGGCCGAGGAAGGGGCGCGGGGCGATCCGCTCGGTCCCGACCTCCAAGGCGTGCGCATATTCTGTGTTCGCCACCACTCGGCCGACGATGTCGTCGCCATCCCTGCGGACCTGCGTGTCGGCTTGGGTGGCGTTGCGCAGGCGTCCGGTGTCGACGGCGGGCGGCTCGCCGGGGGCCGAGGCTTGGTGCTTCCCGTAGATGCGGCCGGAGCCGGGGCGCGATAGGTTGGCCTTGGTGATCGCTTCCCCCGCCAGAGCGGCGCGCTGGATGCCCGCAACGGCCTTCTCTTCAACGATGCGCTCCAGGGCGGCGAGGTTGATCGTGACGGTGGCCATCAGCGCCCCTGTGCCTCCCAGGTCGCTTTAGCCGGATCACGGGTCAGGGCGACGATCTGCCAGTCCTTGCCCTCAGCGTTGATGGTATGCCCGACAGCCGGAGCAATGCTCAGACTGGCCGCCAGGATGATGATCTTTCGGTCGTGGGCAGGTATGCCCGCCGTTGCCCGCCGCATGTCGCTGTAGTCATCGACCAGCGCCTTGCAGGGATGTGATGTCGGGGCTCCGGGTATCCAGCCGCCCTGCCCGTCCGAGGTCGGCTCGCCCGGCACCTTCAGCACGCCGTCGCGAAACACGTCGTCCAGCGCCTCGGCGATAGCGTCGGGCAGATCGTCGAGGATGCTCATGACTTGGCAAGCCGGACGTTGACGCCGGAGCCGATCGGATAGGCGCCCGCGTAGCGAAGCAGGCCCGCCACCAGAGCCAGCCGCGCCGTACTGCGGCTTTCCGCAGATGACGTTTCATATTCGACGGCGACGGATCCGGCCTTCACCGACTTCCGCGCCGCCTGAGCCGCCTTGTCGCCGCCGATCAGGGGCGAGGTCAGAGACAGCCGGGCGGCCTCGATGACGGCTTCGCTGACCTGCTCCTCAACCGCGGCACTCACCTTCGCCGGGGGCCGGTAGGAGGCCCGCACGTAGGCCGATGCGTCGAGAATGGCGCTGCTCTTCCGCTCAGGCGTCAGGGCAGCCCAATCGGACCAGCCCCGAGCCTGAGCGTAAGCGTCAGCCTGTTCGACTGTAGCGAGCGGACCCGAAGGCCAGCTTACCACTCCATTCTCGACGATCAGCATCAGGCGTCGCCGTTCTTGGGCTTCGACGGGCCTTCGCCGGCCGTCTTGGAAACAGCCTTGGTGGCGCCGCCACCGACCTTGCCGTCACCATCGGGATCGAACTTTGCGACCTGATCCTGCAGCTGCCGGATTTCCTCGTCCTTGGAGGCGATGGAGCGACGCAGGTCCGCGTTCTCGTCATTGGCCTTCTGCAGGTCGCTGTTGGCCACCTTCGAAGGCTCCCCGGCTTCGGCGTCGGACTGGAAGATTTCGGTGGCCTCGCGCTTGGCCTCCTTTTTCTCCAGAGCCGAACGCTTCTGCGCGGCGGTCTCTTCTTCGACGGTGTCCGGCTCATGCGGGCCGGTTGGTGCGCCGACGATAGCGAGGGCTTCTTCGCGGGCCAGACCGTCCTTGAGGATCGGACCATCGGGGCCGCGCTTCACGGCCCAGGTGCCGTTGCCGTTGTTGTGCGCAGTGAGCGCGATCTGCCCGTCCAGCGGGGCGCTGATCGGGACGTTCTTGTCGGTGTCGGCCATCGGCCGTCTCCTTCCATGAAAAAGGCCGCACGAGGCGGCCGTCAGGTTCAGGTTGTGAAGTCGATCAGCCGTTGGTCTGGATGAACGCCAGCGGAATGTTCTTGCGGTCGAACACGCGGTTCCAGTTCGACGCCGTGGCCAGAGCTGAATAGCTCGGAGTGGCGTTGCTGCTGATCTGCGTGCCGGCCACAGCGAAGCCGGTCGGGTGGATGACCTCGTGGCGGCGGTTCCACAGCGTCTCGACGCCTTCACCGTTGCCCTCGGCCTCTTCGCGCGAGACGGCGTTCGGGGTCTTCGGCGTACCAAGACCCGAGCGAAAAGACGCATCCCCGAACAGAATCGACGTGTAGGTTTTCCGGTTCGTGCCTTGAACCACGGGCATGTCGTCGTCGATGATGACGCGCTTGCCCTGGAAGGACTCGTACAGCAGGCGGCCGGTTTCCGGGTCGTAGTTCTCGACCAGGGCGCCGATCTTCTGCATCCGGGCGTGGATGACGGAGTGAACCGCGATAGCGCGAAGCGAGCCCTTGGCGTCACCCATGGTCTGGGCGGCGTCGATCAGCACGTCCGAGCCGAACAGCTCCCCGTCGACGGGATCGCCGGTGGCGTCGGTGGCGACGTTCTTGACCATGTCCCCGCCGTCATTGGCGATGTTGTCAGCCAAGATGCCCTGGCAGATCTTGAGCAAGGTCGTCTGGTTCACGCCCGCCCAATAGTCCGCGATCTGGCTCGAAATGGCGTCCAGCGGGTCGCGGGCGATGAAGGCCGCAGTCAGGTCAGCCGAAGACCAGCCCTGGTTGCGCATCAGCTTGCGGGCGATCTCGTTGCCGGTGCCGATCTTCTTCGGCACGGCGACGTCGGCCGGGTTGTCCGAAGACGCGTTCGGCTCATCGTTCGCCAGACGCTTGAAGTGCGGCATGTTCACCAGGAAGCCCTGGCCCGTCATGAAGGCGGCGATGGCCGGGTCGACGACCATGACGCCGGCGGCCACGAAGGCGTTGCGGCGCGTCGATCGCTCGACGGTGTAGGTGTTGAAGTTCTCGCCGAAGACGAGATCGGAAAGCCGAGTGACGGCCATGTCGTTTCCTTTCGGTGGGATCAGACGCGGCCGTCAGAGGCGCGCGCTTCAGGGAGCGCCGAGGGTTAAGCCGCCTCGGCTTCGGCCATCAGGCGCTTCGCCAGGTCCGGTTTGTCCCGGGCGATGCGATCCTGTTCGGTGAGGGAGAAGGACGGGCCTTGCTTCCAGGGGTTGGGGCCGGGGTGGGTGCCTTTGCCGCCGCCGGGGGCGCCGCCGCCGCTGTTGCCGGCCAGAACGAACGGCTTGCCCTCGTCGCCTTCGGCCCAGAGCTTGATGGCTTCGGCCAACGGAAGACCGCCCTTGTAGGCAACGGGCTCGCCGTCATCGTCCTTCAGTTCGACGCCTTCGCGCAGCAGGGCGGCGGCGGCGCGCTTCAGTTCAGGCTTCACGCGAGCCTCGTCCAAAGCCGCGGACAGGCCGTTGTCGATGACCAGCTTCTCGACCTGACGTTCGGCCTTCTCGGCGCGGTCGGTGGCGGCTTTCAGCTCGCGGCCGTGCTTGGTCTCGAGTTGGGTGCGGACGGCTTCGACGTCGCCGCTGGCCTTCGCCTTGTCAGCCTCGGCTTGTTCCTTTTCGGCCTCGATGGCGTCCAGGCGCTCCTTCATCTCCCTCAGCGCGTCGCGGTCGGCCTTGGCGTCTTTTTTCAGGCGCTCATGGGCCGAGGCGAGAGCGGCATGGGCCGCCGGGTCGATGGGCCTGGGTTCATCGTCGTCGCCCGCGCCGGGGTCAGCAGGCGGGTGATCGTCAGGCCCGCGCAGATAGCGGCCCATGGCGCGTTCGCGCGGCGTCATACGGCCGATGGCAGGCAGCACGGAGCCGCCGCCCATAAGGCGGTTCTTGGTGGTGTTCATGGTGGGTAGTTCCTCCCGCTCAGCGGACAGAGGGGGCGCTGCTCAGCTCACGCCCTGGTGGATGCTCCGGCTCTGCACGGAGCGATTTCGGCAACGGGGTGTTGCGGAAAGGGGAAATCGGGAGACCAGACCTGTGACGGACCTAGACGCCATCGAGTTCAATTGCGGCCCAGATCGCTATTGGGCACGCACCGAATACGACCAGAGCACTGCCCGGTGGATCGTCCGGATCTTCGACGACAACAGCGCGGTTGTGACAGGCTACGAAGCTTTCGTTGAGCACCAAGAGGTGCACGACCTCACCGGTACCGACGATGATGCAGAAGCCATTGATGCCGCCGCCCGAGGCCTGATCCGGGAATTCCTACAGGCTGGCGGCCAGCCCAGGTCCAATCCGACGGACTAGCCTAGTTATTCAGGCGACGACGACATGATCACCGCGCGCCAGACAGGTTCCGCAGACGATCTGCTTCTTGCCGCCCGCCGGTTTTCCGTTCTTCCAGACCAAGCCGAGCTTGACCTCGATCATCGCAAGGCCTGTACAGCGAGGGCAGCGGACAATTGGCGTGTCAGGAACCGACGCCTTCATGCGCTTCAGCGGGCCTTCCGGCTCCGGCGTCCCGTCGATGACCTTGAAAGGCGTGCTCACCCCAAAACTATAGGCCCTCGAACGCCGCCGCGTCACGCATCTTCAGTTCCTCCAGCGTGAGGATGCGACCCTTGCTGTCGACGAACCGATCAAGCGTCAGCTTGCCCGACCGGAATAGCTGGGCCTTTCGGACGCCCAAGACCTCGTTCTGAACCTCTACCGGCTGGCGCATCAGCCAATCCGAATAGGAGGGCGCCTCGATGGGCGGCAGTCCTTTGATGACAGGTGCCGTTGTCGATCGGCAGTTCACGTGCCGGGGCGGCCAAGGAAAGCTCTCCAGCGGATGCACCGAGTTGTGCAGCGCGCCGCAGGTGATGGTCGTCCGCGCGTCCAGCGTGGCGATGAAGCGGGCCTGATCGACGCCGAGGGCCGAGTAGGTCTCTTTCGATGCGACGGCGGCCGTATGCGTCAAGGCCGTGCGAACCATCGCCTCAGCGCCGCGCCGGCTGATCTCGAGCACCCCGTCCTTGTACTGGAGCGCACGCGTCCCTCGGATCTCGCGGACCAGTGCGGTGACCGACCGACCTTCGACAAACCCCTGCCTCAGCGTCTCCCTGACCCGCTTGGCGGCCCCCGACTCTGCTTCGTCCATCCAGCCGCGCAGGAACCGGCCTTGAAAGGGTCTGGCATTCACAGCCGCCACCACTTGGGCCGCTGTCGGTGCGTTCGTGACCGTGGCTAGGCCAACCGATCGCTGGCCGAAGTGCACCATGCGCTCAGTGAACAGCCGCTCGACGTCCGCCAGGGCCGCCACGTCCTCGTTGAGCCGACCACGCAGGACGGTCCAGCCATCGGACTGAAGCGCCCGAACCTCTTCCAGCAGGCGCTCCAGTTGAATGGGGTCTCGGCCCTCGTTGTCGGCCCGAAGGATGCGCTCGACCAGTCGCTGATCGGTGCGGTTCAGCAGGGCGATGACCCTGCGGACGGTGGCCGTCGAATACCGTGAGAGGGCTATGCGGTGCTTGACCGCCTCGTCGATCAGGCGCTCGGCGGGCGAGGCCATCAGGCGGCTTCCCGCTTAGCGCCCCGAGCCAGCATTTCGTCGGGCGCAACGGTGTCCAGCCACGCCTGATAGAGCCCTTGGAAGATGGCCTGCATCGCATAGGCCTCGAACTCGATGGAAGGCTCCTTCTCGCCCATGACCTTGCGCACCTCTTGCCAGATGTGCGCAGCCTCGTGGCAAAGCAGGCCTGCGATCTCGACGCGGGTGCGGCCCTCGGCGTTCTGCGCCTTGCCCAGCGTCACGATGATGCAGACCTTGCCGTCCTTCTGCGTGAAGGTCGTGGCGCAGCCGTCGTTGGCTGGATACGGCTCCCTGCAGCCCATCTTCCGCATTTCGCGGCTCCAGGCCTTCCGAGAAGGGCAGAAGCCGAAATAGACCGGCTGCCAGCCCCGATCACACCAGATGACAGCGGCGTCGCGCGCCCGAGCCTTCGTCATGCCGCGTCGTCCTTCACGGTCCCGAGGCCTTCGCCTTCTTCGTCCAGCGCCTCCCGGTGATCCTCAAAGCTCTTCGCCGGGTCCACGATCTCAGCACGCTGCAGGTTCTCGAACAGGTCTTCCAGCGTGATCGCACCCGACTGCCAGGCGGCCAGCAACGCCGTCAGCTCCTGTGCAGAGAGGCCGGCAGGGTTCAAATCCGTGTTGAGCCAGTACTGGATGCCTTCGCTCGACACGCCAGCCCAATCGGCCATGAAGGTCAGCGCCTTCGTCAGGCAGTCCGACAGCGCATTGGCGATGCCGGAGACGACGGAAGTTTCCCCGGCCCTCTCGATCCGCGCCGTCTCTGCCGCAATAGCCGCCCGACCGGTCTCCAGCAGCATCCGGGCGCCCATCAGGGCCGCGTCCTTCCGCTTGGCTTCCAGCGCCAGACGCAATTCCGACAGGCCGGAACCGGTGAACTCCATGAACTTGGCGTCGCCATCGGCGGACACTGCAATGCCCTCGGACGAACCCAGCTTGATCTCCTCATCATCGCCAAGGGCGAGCCCCTTGAAGATCGGCGTCGGGTTTGCCGTCCAAAGCAGTGCCCATTCCAGAGCGGCCGAGTTGTTCAGGTGCGCGACGCTGATCTCCGCGATGTCGTCCAGCGGCGGGCGGGCCGGGCTGGGCTCGCCGTCACGCGGGTTGCTGAAGAAAGCCGGGATGACGTTCAGCCGGGCGTTCTGGCGCTTGGGCTCGACCGTCTCACCGAACTGCGCCCATTGGCCCTTGATCTGACGGAAGATGCGCTGCCGGTAGAAGCCAGCCTCATCCAGATCCAGGACACGGGCCTGACCGACTTGCGTCAGCTTGAACTCGTCAGCTTCGTCCCTTTCTTCGACCTGCTCGGCGACCCGGATATGCGAGAGCTTCAGCGCCGCGCCCACCTTCTGCACGCGGGCAGCGAGGATCGCTGTGGCGTCGTAGAGCTTCAGCGTGGGCCTAACACCCTCGGCCTCGGCGTCGGCTTTGGTCGCCCCAGCCAGCGCGTCGGGATAGTCCACCAGGACCATGACGGCGCCGGTCGACAGGATGCCGTCGAAGCCCTGCTCGGCGAAGCGGTCGATGTCCTGGCCGGAGCCGGTCACGTCGCCGAGATAGGCGTCCAGAGCGTCGAGGTTCGAACGCGTCGGGGTCTTGCCGAAGACCAAGCCGCTGAAAGCCTCGGCTGTGCGGGCCGTGACCGGCAGGTAGTAGGCCCCCTCTCGGAACCGCTGCGCCGTGGCCTCATCATGACCCGGCAGCGCGCGGACATAGCCCAGCGCATCCTCTCGACCGCTCAGGAGGTCGTGGACCTTCTTCCGGGCGTCGGCATGGACAGCCCAGGCAGGATCGCGCTCGTTCACCGCCATCAGAAGCTGACCTTCACCTTGCGGGCTGGCGGCGGCGCCAGCGACAGCGTATTGAAGGCCCGAGCCGTGCTGTCCGCATCGTCATCGTGCGCGGCATCCGGGAAGGCTTCCAGTTCCATGAACCATTCCTCGTTCCAGGGGCCGCGGAGAACGTCGACGTTTCCGGCTTCGCACTGCGCCGAGAACGGGCCGAAGCGGGTTTCTTTGTCGCCGGTCTCTGGCGTGGCGCGGGCTGTGTAGCTCGACAGCATCTTGATCAGTGTCGCGACCTGGGCCTTGCCCGCCTGGCCGGGGTCCTGCGGAAGGCTGATCTCGACATCTCGCCCGTCCTGCGAGGCGGTGTTCGAGATGAGCGCCTCGATCTTGTGCGGCGTGTCCCGCTCCCTGACGTGGTGCAGGACGATGTAGCGCCCTGTTGAACGGGACTGACCGATCTTCGTGCCAGCCGTCCAGTCGGGGTCGTTGCCGTCCACCTTGGGCGTTCCGGCCAGGTCCCAGCCCCGAACGATCCGCAGATCGGTTGGAGCCGCATCCACCACGGTCACCCACGACCGCTTGAACAGCAGACCCGCCGCCGCCCTGATCTTCCAGTTGCCGCCAAGCAGGCGCTCCCGCTCGACCTTGGGCAGGGCCAGCAAGTTGGCCATGTAGCCGGGGTCGGCAGCCATCAGGGCCGCATTGTCCGTCAGCTTGGCCGGAATGAAAGTGGCCGACTTGGGCGGAATGCCCGGATGCTTCTCTTCCAGCTCAACCGGATCATCTGCCCAGATCAGCGCGTCGTTGATGCGGACAAACCAACGCACCTTCCCGGCGCGCTCTGCGATAGGAAGCCCCGTTTCCTGGTCGATCCACCACGAGATGAACTCAGCGACCCAACTATCCGCGTCGGGGTTGCAGGTCGCCCGGATGTAGGGCCGAACACCGCACATCGAGCGGTTTCGGCTGACCATGTACCAGAACTGCTTCTGGCTGAAGTGCGTCAGTTCGTCGAAGCAGATCAGCGGGATCTGCGAGCCCTGCCAGTTCAGGACCGTCTTGTCGTGCTCCAGGTGAGCAAAGCTGACCGTCGCCGCCGAGGGAAACTGCCAGCTCAGGACGTGCTCTTTCGGCGTGGCTCCAATGACCGGATAGAGCTTCTCGCTCTCGTCCCAAAGGCCGCCCTCGTTGCGGACCTGGACCGTCGAGCGTCGGAAGAAGACCGCGCCGAAGTTCTCGTTGCCGATGTGCCTGAGCGGCTCCATCAGCAGCGCCCACGTTTTCCCCCCGCCTGCCGCGCCGCCGTATATGGCGATGTCGGCCGAGCTGCCGAGGAAGGTTTCTTGCGGTCCCGGCTGCGGCCGGATGACCGTGGCTTCAGCCGCGTCCATTGTCGGGTAGCTGGTACATCACGACGGCTGGCGCTGCCGCAGGCAGGGGCGCCCCGTTCTTACCCGTCAGCTCGCGCCGGTTGGTGTAGCTGTCACCCGCTTCCTTCGCGGCCTGTTCGAACAACTGAGCCGCCAGGGCGATGTTGCCCATGGTCTCGGCCTTCTCCGCCATCCGCTGGAGCGCCCGGAGACGGACCGCGCGATGCGAGATGGCGATCCTGCTGGTGTCTTCCAGGAAGGCCTTGCGGGTCTCTTCGAACAGCGAGACCCACTTCGCCGCGAGGCCGCCGCTGGCCTTCTTGTTCGGGTCGTAGGTCTCGACCAACTGCCGGGTGATGACGACGCCGAACTCGGCCTTGACCGCGTCGGCTACCGTCTTGGGGCTGTCGAAGCAGGCGAGCGCCTGAACGATGTAGGTCTGAACCTCTGGGGCTAGGCGTTCCTTGGCCATGTCGATGTCAAGGCTCCGTCTAGGTCAGGCCGCCCTCAGCAAGCACGTCCCGCAAGCCTGTGCGATCGATGCCCTGCCTATCAACGGCTCATGGGACGCGGCCTCTACAAGGTCCCTGACCCCGGAGGCATCTGCGCCATATCTGCGAACTACACCGACAAACTCTTCGACGTCGTGGCCACGCATGGTGAAGGCGGGCAATCCGCTCTTTCGGAACTTCGGGGCGCCCCACTCGTCGCGCTCTTGGCCACAGTGGTAAAGCTCATGCTCTACGAGGGCGCAGAACTCAGCGTCTGTGGCTCGCGCTGCATAGGGTGCGCTGAAGGTCAGGATGAAGTCGGGGATATGGCCGAACCACTCCCTGACCTGTTGCTCGGCGCGAGCCTTTGCCCAGCGGCCCATGGCGCGAGGCGAACCCACCTCAGCCTGGCCGATGACGGCGCGGCCCTGACGTGAATTAGCGGCCGTCGTCCAGAGCGTGCCGATGCTGGCCTGCCTAAGGTGCGCGTGATCCTCGTTCGTGAGGCCCCCGCCGTCGTCAATGAAAGCCTCGCTCAGCCACTCCGTCAGATCGTGAGCTGCGACGAAGCGGTCGATATTGGCGACGCTGACCTCGAACAGGTCAGGAGGCGGAAGTGGTCGCACTGGCCTTTGTCGATTCGGTCTTGGCCTTACTCTCGACCTTCACCCGCTCCGCAACGCCTGCCGCCTCCAGGCAATCAGCGGCCTTGGCATCCTTGGCGTTGAAGGTGGCGCCGGCGGCTGCCGAGCCGTCAGCCAGGGAGAAGCCGACGAGGGCTTTCATGGGGACCATGGGTTGCTCCAGATTTGCATTGTGGGGGCTGAGCCATTTTCGTCACCCCGTCGCTTTCAGCGGCCAAGGCTACGATCTCTGGCACCCAACGGGGCACCTTAGGCTCAAGGGTCCAGCGGCCGTTCTTGGTTTTGAACGACCAGGGACGGGTTACTTCCAAACGTCTCATTCACTTGAAGGCGGTTATGGCTGGGCGCGAAGCCCAGCCACTTCCACTGCTACGTTAGGTGCAAGACGGGGGCACTTTGGCCCGCAGAGGCGGGATCGGTGCCGTGGGCATGGTCAGCGGGTTCACCAACGGACGCAGCGTACTCATTTCCGCAAACTTGAAACTGCGGGTGAGGCCGTCGCAACCGACAACGTAGAGGGTGAGGTCGGGATTATTGAGCGACGCCGCATATCCCCAATCATTATCCGACGGAAATTGGTTGAAAGCGATTTGACGCGCTTTCCAGGCAGGGTCGATCGTTCCGTTCCCAATATCGCCGTTGCAGTACTCGTCAGCGGGGTGATTGTGGATGATGGCCAAAACGCTTGACGAAGCGATGCCAAACTCTGCCCGCGCTGCATCGAAGGTCGCGACAGGGATTTCTGCACCCGCCCCACCCCGCGGCGCATGATAGGCCGTGTTGTCGTTGGCATCCTTGAAGACGTGGCTGAACCACTCTTTCTTATTGCTGTTCGGCTTCGCCTTGATCGCCTCAGCCGCCTTGTTAGCGGCGCAGTCCATTTGGCGCTTGTTCTCAAGATCGACTTGGCCTTGCGTCATGCCGGCGCTGCCACCCCCCCAGCCGCCATCATCAACGACGCCACCACTGCCACCGTCAGGTCCGAAATAGGGCTTATCACCGACGCGCTTACGCTTACCCACCACAACAATCGGGTCGACTTCAGAAGTCATTCTCAGGCTCCAGGCTTGGGAGGAGCCAGCAGGTCAGGGCGCTCTCGGCGCTAGGTTGCTTCCTGATATGCTGGACAGGGATGCAACAGCGCATCCTTGTCCGTGAGCGTGGCCGTGCGGCCTGGATCCCTCACCGCACTGGACGCCCGTCCTGAGAGATCCAAGGTAGCGTCCGCTCAGAGAAAAGGCCCCGCCTAATGGCGGAGCCTTTGGGAAAGAACCCGATTGCGAAGCTTAGTGACCCAGCTCCGCCGCCTGCTTGCGCAGGTCAGAACCCTTCTTGCGGTTCAGCATGCCTTGGATGCCGGCCCACAGAGCGGCCAGCATGGCTCCAGTTTCGCCGCGATCGTTCCCGATAGCGTTACGTCGTGCGTACTCCATCGATGACAGCATCGAATCGTACACGTCGGCCTTTCGCTCGTAGATCGCTGCTTGGGCGATCAGGCTGTCCTGCGTTACGCGGCGCGGCGGTTGAGGATCCACGCGGAGAAACTCGTAACCTGCCAGCTGGTTGAGCGTCGCAACGCCTACCGGTTCGATATCGTCCTTGTCAGCATCGTAGCGAACGGTCAGGTCATCATCGAACAGCCAGTCGGCTTGCCTTTCATTACGAAGGCGGCCGCCAATTTGGCGCGGAGGCCACGAGGGGCGCGGAGCTTCCGGATCTTCCGGAAACATAATCATGTCGGTCATAGTGTCTCTGGGTTACTGGCCGACCTCGCGTACGAAGCCGGCTGCGGTTTGCCTGGGCAACAGGCCTCAGACCGCTTTCCCGTAACTTCCTGCCGGTGCGCGCTCACCGCACTGGACCAGCCACAAGCCGGGATCAGAGCCAGCCGGAGACCAAGAGCCGCCAGCCAGATTGACGCCATGGGCGTCAGTTTGAAGCTCTTCTTCCCCGTCTTGGTGAAAGGTGTTTCGAGATGGGCCGAGTAGCCGTCGTGGAAGCCAGCGATGTGATCCAGCTCCATCTGCGTCAGACCCATGGCCAGGCGCCTCTGCTTCATCGCCTCAGCGAAGTCCGCCTGGCTGGCTACCGTCAGAATCGGTCGCAGGACGCCGAGCGGCGCCCCGTTTGGTTTTGACTCCATGTCGTTTGGACTGCTCTTGCTTGTCCCGCCGGATGCATCGGTGACGGGACTGAGGACGGCGACGGCCATCCAAGGTGCAGGGGTCCAGCCTGCGGTTTGAGGCGCGGCTAACGCCTCAGCCCCCGTGCGTCTGGCAGCGGAGCATGTAGGTTCGCCCCAAGCGCGCTCTGCGGCTCAGGTTCAGATAGCTGTTGCTGCGTGTCCGCTGCGGCTGAGGGCGAGGTGTGTCTGCGAGGACTGCTCCCGCCTTCGCGGTGAGGTGGTCACCATGTCCGGCGCTTGACCATCGTACCGATGATCCCCGAAGGGTCGCAGATTAGTGTTGCCCGTTCGGGCGAAATGGTAGGGCGGTCTGTCGCTTATTGAACGGCTAAGCTGTCGTCCCGCCGCTGGGCGGCCCTCAGATACGCGAGGGGCTTGGCATTGATGCTGGTGTCCGCTTGGGCGGATCGTTCGGTAAGGTCCGGTAAACTGAGCGGCGAGCGCACTTCCGTCTTCGCGGAAATCGACGCCGCCAGATCGGCTTTGTCGTCTCCCGGGTTGCCCGCCTCATGGGGAGGCGCTGTTCGCGAAGTGCACAGGCAGTGGCCGCACCCACCCGGTAGGATGGACTTGACGGTCAATATGCCTGCGCATTGCGACACCGTCAATGTCTTGCGAGAACAAAAAGAGAAACGCCCAACATCGTGTGTCAGGCTCGCCCGACGATCCCCCAAAGGCGTTCGGTCAGCTCCACTACGCCTGAAGCCCAGGGCGCAGGCGCATCCAGTACGCCAGGGATGGAAGCTCCACGTGACCAGGCCGCCACTACCTGCCTGTTGGCAGGTCCTGTGAACTCGTCAAGCTGAGCGTTCAAATCGACAACCTGTTCATACGCGTGACCAAGCTCGCGGATAGCCTCGATGAACGAAGCCGGCTCGACCGGCCCTTCCCTTAATCGGCGGGCCAGCGCTTCCGCATTGAGCACAGCATTTGAGAAGTCTTCGCCCAGGCCATCGATCTCGGTCAGGCACCTCCCTCCGCGAAGAACTCCGGCCAACTTGAACTCTGTCCGCGTGATCACACCGTGCGCATCAATCCAACGGTCCAGCTTCTTTCGCGCAGCCTTTCTCGCCTCTGGCCCAGAAGCGTTCTCGACGTCATCAACCAGAGACCAAGCTTGGTTGCGAGCATTTGCTTCTTCCGCGCCCCTATCCCGTACAGCCACCGGGAAATACAGCCCGCCAGAATTCTCCCGAAGCGCTTTAGCGATGGCCTGGCTCAGCTTGCCGTGATGGCCCCTCAGATGGGCTACATAGCTCTCCAACCGCACCACGCCCGCCTTCACACCGACAGCAGCAGCGATCAGGTCCGCTAACAATGGATACGCCGCATCCATCCGCATTAGCGCCGCTTGCCGAGCAACGCCGAACTCGAATCGTTGCTCCTCCTTGTCCCAATCCAGACCGAAAGAACCGCGCCCGCAGTCACGGCCGATAAGCGCCGGACCAAGGCTGGTCTGGACGTGAAAGCCGCGATGATGGCGCGCCGCATGACATTTTGCGCAGCGCACCTTTTCTTCCTGCCTCGTGGAAACGTCGTAGCGCGCAAGAACAGAAACCAATCTTGCCGACACCGGAAGGTCGTCGAGAAGTCCGTCTAGGTGGAGCAGCGAGTTCAGGGAGAAATCTGCCTGCATGAGGGCGACATCGTCTGAACTTAGATGCAAGCGACACGGAGATTCTGGCGTCATCATGCGGTCACCATAGATAGGATTCGACCAGAAGGTCACGTTTTGTTCTCCCGCCCCTCTTTCCGGGGATCAAGCGGCCTCGTCGTACGTGACCGGAGGGTCGAGAATGGACATGACCAGATCGGCGGCAGCCTCCCACCCCATAGCCTGCAGATCGGCAAGGTTGGCCTTAAGCTTGGCGACTTCCTGCTTGGCCGCCTTCGCGTCTCGGGTGTGGTCGAACTTGCCGTCCGCCTCCTTCTTGGCGAAGCGAGAGACCTCTCCGTGCGGAACGGGCGCCGGGTCTCCATTCTGGCCGTAGAGCATCTCTGCGATGCCATCCACACGACGGATTTCCCAGAAGCTCCGACCGGGCTCCAGAAGCACGAAAACGTACCCGACCAGGATGGGGTGGCGCACCTTGCGGCGGGCGGCCCCGCGGCCCCGGTAGCGGATTTCGCAGGGTGCATACGTTGGGATCGCTCGATCGCTCAGGCCGATCATGGCCCTGAACTCACAGTTCGGGTTCGTGCGGGCGATGTACCAGCGGGCCTCGGCGTGCGGGGACGCCCGCGCAATATCGGCCGGCGTAACGATGAAGTCGTGCCGCGTCAGGTCCGGCGCCGGGATCAGCTCTTTATCCGCCATGGGTTTTCGCCCTCCCCTCTTCCACGCGGATGGTCCGCTTCAGTTCTTCGATGATCGCTTCGACCGCTTGGGCCGTGGGCTTGCTGGCCATCTGGCCCGCCTTGGCTGGCGTCAGGTGTCCTGATCCGTTGGCTCTCAGCACCAGGTCGCAGAAGACCGGGTAGAGGGTGCGCGTCAGGTTGTGATGGAGGATGGTCATGACAGCCGCTCCTTCTCGCGGAACCGCCGATCATCCTTGCAGAACTGCATGATGACCTCGCCGGGGCGCCCGATGATTTCGTGGTAGCGGGACTTCTGAACCTTGATGATCGTATCGTCCGGGTTATCCCGGTGGACGATCACGCCGATATCCGCCTTGTTGTACCAGTTGGCCGAGCCGTTGATGTCGTAGAGCGTCGGCATCTTGTATTTGCCGTCCGCGTCTTTGACGCTCTTAGTCGGGTGCGCGATCACAGCGACATGGACCCGGAAGGCCTTGGCGAAGCGCTTCAGGCGGCGGATCGCCCGGCCGATGTATTCGGTCTCGGTTTCGTCGCGCTCTCGGGCGTGTTCGATCTCGTTCCATGGGTCGATGACGAAGATGCTGGCGCCGAAGCGCACCGCAGCCACCTCCATCTTGTCCAGCAGCCATTCGAGGGATGCGTCGTCGTCCTCGCCGGGGACCAGCAGGACGTGTCGCTCATCGATCCAGCGGTCAGCCGTCCTTAGTTGGTCCGCATCCAGCTGATATTCCGGGGTCGAGCAGAACCAACTGCGCAGGTTGCGCCTGTGGTCCCGCTGCGGCTCTTGCTCGAACGAAGCCCAAGCAATCGTCAGGTCGTGGTCTTGCGCGATGCCGCAGAACAGGTCGTTGACGAAGGTGGTCTTGCCGAAGCCCGGCGTGCCGGTCCACACCGAGAAGTCACCCAGCCGCAGCTTGAAGTTCTCACGGAAGAGGGTGAAGCGCGGCTCATACAGCACCTGCGGCGGCAGCGGCGGCAGCTGACTCATGCGATAGACGCCATCCACCCTGATCCACTCAGCGCGGTCGATGGTCTGTTGAACGCCCTTGGCCCCGTAGTCCTCAAGAACCTCGTTCAGGTCCTTCAGGCGGTCTCTGCCTCGCGCTTCTGGATCGCGCGCCTTCGGATAGGTCAGGAACTTGCAGCGGAAACGACCAAGCAGCACCGACAGGTCCTGCAGCAGGGCGGCGCCGTTCTCGTCGCCGTCAGCGGCGATGATGATCTCGGGGGCCTTCTCCCGCGTCAGCAAGTCGGCCACATCATCCAGCCAAGCGTACTTCGATCCTTCCGCCAAATCGGCTGCTCCGCGCTCGCCAGGGGGCGGCGCGCCATCCGGCACCGACACCGTGCGATGGTATCCGGCCTGGATCGCAGCGACGGCGTCCAGCTCGCCCTCCGTGATCACGACCGGGCCGCGCGGATGCTCGCGCAGGGCATCCTCGTTCCAGAGGCAGCGGACACCGCCCTTGTCCTGCCAGAACTTCTTTCCGGCCCCGAAGGTCCGGTATTTACGCCGAACCACCTCGCCGTTGCGCCGGAACTCGATCGTCAGCTTGTCACCACCAGCGACGAGTCCGAGGCGGCTGCACAGCTCGATATCCAGTCCGCGTTTTTCCAGTTCCGCCAGCATCGTTGAAATATCCTTCGCCCCATCCGCAGTGGTGGCAGTTCACCAGCACCGCATCGTTTTTGATCGTCACGTGAAGGCACGGGTCCTTCTTCTTTTTCCGGTTTGGCGAGCACTGCGGGCACGGCGTCCGGTAGTCCGCTGCCCGCCTGATCTCGACGCCCGCGTGGCCGGCCTTCTGCGTCGCAGTCAGACCCACGACACCCTCCGCTCTCGGACCGGGCCGTGCCGTCGCTTGGCTATGCTCTCAGCCGCCTTGGTCAGATAGGCCGCCGGGTCCTGAGTCTGGTTGACGAGCGCCGAGGCCAGCGAAGGAAGCATGTCCCTCGCCTCCAGGCCGTTGGCTGACAGCAATCGCCCGAACAGCGCCCGGGCCTGTCGTTCTTGGAGCGCGCTACGGTCGGTGAGGATCGAAACGGCCTGATCCCAGGCGTCTTTGTCGTGATCGACCACGACGCGAACCGCGTCCGTAGATTTATCTACGGAACTAACTGTCTCTGTCTCTGTCTTTAGCTTGAGTTTCGCTTGAGCGGTCGCTTGACCTTTGTTGTTGTTTTCTTTGGCTTTCGCTCTTTTTTCAGCCGATTTTCGACCCCCACTCGAGCCTGACTCAGCGTTGGTTCGGCGTCGGGCCGACTGTGAGTCGAGCTCGAGATCGGCTCTTTCGTTGCGAATGACAGCCTCAACACCCTCGCCCTCGACAGTGATTTTTCCGCTCGCGATGAGAACGGATCGGATCGCCATCCACTTTCGAACAGAGCAATTCATCCACCCGGCGAGCCAACGAGCATCGTCGGGGATCGGACCGCCACGGTCGTAGATCAGGTCGAGGACGGTCGTGTAGCAGCCGCGCTCTTCCGGCGAGAGGCGCTGCGTTCCCTCAAGAAAGGCGCGGTGATAGCGGGGGTGCCAGTCCATGCGGCTCATTCTTCTGACTTCCCCACTTCGCGAGAAACGCCCGCCAACATCTCGAAAAACTCTCCCGCCCGCTCTCGACCGATCTCCAGCGCCAGTCGGGTCGATGCTGCGAAGCAAAGCGCTCGGACGCCGCCACCGAGCGTTCCGTCGTGCAACTCGTTGGAGGCCTCGCTTACGATCTGATGGGACCGAACGACGCGATCCGAGGCGGAGCAGGAGTTGCGCAGGCGTCTCATGCCGCCATCCTCCCGCTGTCCCAGGTCGAGCGCGGGGCAGCTTTTTTGACGCCCGCCCGAACGTAGTCGGACGGCTTGGCGGCCTTGGGCTGAACCGGCGATAGAAGCGCCCTCAGATGACCTGGGCAGTATCTGGAACCGAATCCCTCCCCGTCAGCGACGGGGTTGCAACAGGACAGAAGCGCCCGATCACCCAGCGGCCATGCGCACTCACCTAAGCGGCGATCTTGGAACGGGCGCGACGACAGGCTTTCGATGCCCGCGCCGGCTTCAACATAGGCCGCCGGACCGCCATAGGACCGAACAGCAGCCTGCTTCTCCGCTATGGGAAGACCCCTCGCCCGGTCTGTCGTCTCAGGCTTGACGCGGGGATATTTGCCCTTCTTCTCCTTGATGCCCGCAACCTCGGCGCTGCGTCGGCTCCAGACTTCAAGCTTCTCGGCTTCGGTCTTGACATATCCCATCCGGTAGAGGCGACCAATCACGGAGTTCCGGCTTCTCTTGAACGAGAACTTCTTGCTGATGACGCGGCCGATCTCGGTGGCGCTGAGACCCTCCTTCCATAGGGAGGTCGCCATATCGGTTTCTGCGCGTGTCCAAGGTCTGGCGTTCATTCCGGTGATCTCGCTCTCAGTTGGACGCCCCAGCCGCGAAGGGTCTCGGCGACCTCTTCAATCGATCGGCAGACGGCGTAGGGGGCGTTGTTGGTGGCGCAGTCGGCCTCAAAGGCTTTCTGCTCAGGGGACTGGCGGCCCTTGGGGGCCTTGAGTTCGATGAAGGCGGCACGACCGCCCGGCAGGACGAAGGACAGGTCAGCCACGCCGGGGCGGGTGCCCATGTCCTTGAGCTTGCGGGCCTCTCCGGGGTGGCGGGAGCCGCCGTTTGGCGTGTGCCACCACGTCAGGGCCGGGGCTGCGATCTTGAGGAAGCGGGCGACCGACAGGTGCAATAGGTCTTCGGGGCCGAGGCGGCTCATGCGTCACCCCCAGCGGATTGGGAGGCGGCTTGACGCTCAAAATAGAAGACGATTGGCGCGTCAGAGACGGTGATCACGCCGAACCGTTCACCAGCCCGAAAAGTCGAGGTCTGCTTGCGGACAATCTCAGCCGACCGCTGTAGGTAGGTGCGCCAGCTTTCGAGCGAGTAGCCCCCCTTGTGCAGGTTGCAGGCCTTACAGGCGGGCATCATGTTGGAAACAGTGTTCCGCTCGGGCTTGACCATCTGGACGCCCTTAGGCGCGCTGGGGTCCCAGACGGACGGGGTGTAGCGAATCACCGGCTCCATGTGGTCGCAGTGAAGCCCGCCAGACAGGTCGCAGCCGCAGTAGGCGCAGCGCCCTCCGAACTTCTGGCGCAGGGCTTCGCGCTGTTTCCGGCTCCCCTTCCAGACCTCAGTCTCCGGCACTTCGGGGGCGGTCATGGCTGCACCTGTTCATAGGCCCGCTCTGCACGGATCAGGCGCTTGTTGGCTTCGCGAAGGACGGCGGCGGACATGCCCATGCGGCGGGAGTCCTGGCGGTCGGTGGCGATGCGGTGTTCGTGGTAGGCCTCAGCGAAGTTCTGGCGGGCGTCCTCCAGGTTGGTGAGCGCGCGGGCTACAGGGTCGGGCCGGAAGAAGTGGGACAGGATGTGGATGCGCATCACGCAGCCCCCTTCATCGGGGTGACGTTGCTGTCGGCGATGGCCTGGACGTCGCGGGCCTCGGCCATGAACTTCGCTACGGCGTCGTCAAACGCAGCCTTGGCCTTCGGGCATCCCGTCGCCAACTTCATCGCCAGCGGCAGAAGCGCGGCCGCCGCCTGCACCGCCTCATGGGTCTCAGCCAGGGCGCAATCTGACGGCGCCGTGGGCCGTTCGGCCGCGATGGCGCCGCTGTAGATCGCCTGACCGCAGTAGGCTTCCAGATCGGCGATCACGTCGGCCGGCATGAAGGCGGTGATGTGCGGGTTCTGGTAATCCGACAGGGCAGACTTGCCGACGCGGCACTCACGGACGGCCTCGTCCAGACCTCCGCAGGCGTCGATCAACTGGCGCGCAAGGCGGGCGTGGTGGCGACTGTTCATTGCGGCGTTCTCCGGTTGTTCTGGTTTGCTGTCCGCGTGACGCTTGCCCGCCGAACGGCGAAGGTGGCCTCATGGACAGGCAGGCAGAGGCCGCTTCGGGCGGCGTGGTGGTGTTCGTTGATTTCGTCGCCCGCATCGCGAGCTATGAGCCGATCCAGCGGGAAAGCCGGATCGATTGGATGGCCCTCGCCCATGAAGCCGAGGCTCAGGCACAGACCGCGAGGAAGAAGCGGCAGCGTGAACTGCTGATCCGCTGCGCACTTCAATACCGGGCCAAGGCCCGGAGTGTCTGAAGCCACCCGGCTCATGACGTCAGGACCGCTTCTTCGGGCTGAACTCGGGAAAGAAGTCCTGGGGGCCGACTTTGACGCCCATGTCAGGCGCGACCTCGAGGATGCGTCGCATCTGAACGTGAGTGAGAGCGTTGCTGCGCCGCTTCTCGCTGATGGTATGGGGGCGAACCCCAGCAGCCTCAGCCAACCGGGTTTGGGTGCGGAAGCGCTCGGGCGCTGTCAGGTGGTCGATGACATTATCGGACATACTCCGATAATATCGGATGTGACGATAATCGCAAGGTCCGATTTATCGGACGCGGACCGATACCGTATCGGCCATACAAGGCCCATGGACACTATCGGCGAACGGGTGAAGGCCGCCCGCAAAGAGCGCGGCCTAACACAGGGCGAGCTCGGCAAGGCGCTCGGCGTCGTGCAATCGGTCATTTCGGACATAGAAAACGGCAAGCTGAAGAGCTGGCCCACGCACCGCAACGCCATCCGGCGGATCCTTGGCAAGCCGCTCTCGTATTTCGAGCCCGAGGAAGCTGACCTTCCGCCCGAAACTGACGCACACGCCGACTTATCTAACGTCGTCATGCTTCCAGAATACGATGTGCGCCTATCGGCCGGGGACGGCTTCTATGTCGGAGCCGAGACCACCAAACGCGAGTGGCCCTACCCCCGCTTCCTGGTCGTTGATCAGCTCGGCATGTCGCCCGGCAACGCCACCGTTCAGGAGGTGATCGGCGACAGCATGGAGCCCACGCTGTCGAGCGGCGACTTCGTGCTGATCGACATGAACGACTCGCGCATCGGTCTGCCTGGCATCTTCGCCGTTTGGGATGGCGACGCCCTCGTCTGCAAGCGGGTTGAGCGCATCCCCGGCAGCGAGCCTCGTCAGGTGCGGATCAAGTCGGACAACCCGCTTCACGGCGAGTATCAGGTGCCAGAGGAGCAGGTGCGGATCGTGGGCCGCATCCGCTGGATCACCCGCCGGGCCTAGACCCACCTGCTGCTGGCGGCGAACTGAATATGCCCTGGGGAGGGGTTATGGGGGCAGCCTATGAATAAGGTCCATGTGGCCGGATGGGGGGTGGCAGTTTTCGTTGCCGGAAGTGTCAGCGCCACATGCATTTATCACTTCATTAACCCGCCTCGAATTGAGAGGGTGCCAGCGGTTCAGTCATGGCCATCAACCCAGCCGGGCACTGGCCCCGACCTTGACGCCTTAGCGATAGCCATCACCGCACAAAACAACTCCATTGCCGCTCAGGCAAACGCGCTGACGATAGCAACCGCGGTGTTAGGCTTTTTGGCCCTTCTAGGCCTGGTCGGTTGGGCTTTTTATGTGAAGTGGCGGGCTGAGATAATTGCCTGCGACGAAGCCCGTGAGGCAGTGGACTTATGGCTCAACCGTGAGGGTCCCCGCTTGATTCAAGAGCTTGCGGCGACAATGGACGCTTTACGCGACAACTCGCCAGGCGACGTGGATGACGAAATGGCGTATGCTCTTTCGGAAGATAATGGGAACGGAAGGAAGAAGCCTTGATCACGCCTAAAGAGGCGCTGGAGATTACGAAGCGTTACTGGAAAGACGTTCCGGTGGACGTGTTCGCGATCGCCCGCGATCTGGGGCTTGGTCCGCGCTTCGAAAACCTCCCCGACCACATATCCGGGATGATCAAACGCGTCTCGGGTGACGATCAGTGGGAAATCGTTATCAACGAGCGGCACGCACGTGTCCGGCAGCGCTTCACTGCGGCGCACGAGATCGGGCACTTCATCTATCATCGCCCCCTCCTCGCTGATGGGGTGAGCGACACGCTTGCCTATCGAGCAGACGGCGGTGAAATGCCAAACGCCAGTATCGGTCCGATACAAGAGCGGCAGGCCAATAACTTCGCAGCTAACCTGCTGGTGCCGAGCCATTGGCTGACTGCCGCGAAGGCTATTGGCGTATCGGATCCAAAAGAGTTGGCAGGAAAGTTCAACGTGTCCGAGACGGTCATGCGCATCAAAATGGGCCTACCACTCAACTGAGGACCGAACCCCGCCCTACTAGGCGGGGTTTTTGTTAGGCGCCGCTCTCCAGGCCCAGCACCGCGAGTTCCGTCTCGCACTCATGGATCGTCTGTCTGATCCATTCCCCTAACGCAAGGTGACGGGTTGCGAGGGTTTCGAAGATCGCCTGGCTGCTCGTGTCGTCCATGGGCGTTTCATTCAGCCGCGCCATGACCTCCTTGAGGGTCTGCATACGCCCCATGAGCTGGCCGGCGCGGAACTGGCTGTCTTCGTCCTCGGTCATGAGCGCGACCTTATCACCCGATCCTCAATTGGAAACGGCGGCCCGGATAGAGCCGCCGTTCTCTTTGCGTCAAAGGTAATTATCGGGCGCCGGTGATGCGCTTGAAGCCGGGATCTTGGATGGCCTTGGCGATCAGGTCATTCACAGCAGGGCCAAACGCTGCGGCAGCGTTGTTGCAGGCGGAAACGGCGGAGAAGCTCGACGAGAACGGGTAGGTGTTGGAAACCTGATAGCCCGCCTGATCGAGATTCGAAGACAACGTCATCGTCAGCGACCAACTGCCCGTGCCGAAGCTGTTCAGATCGAGGGCGTCCAGTCGGCCCATGACAACAGCACCTTGAGAGGCGTCCAGAACGCCCGCTTGGAACAGTTCAGCCTGGAATGCATCGCGGATATAGGTCTCAACCGTCTTGCCCGGCGCCACATCCACGGGCCCCATCATCCGGCAAGCAGGCGTAGTGTTGATGGCCTGATCCCGCGTGAACGCTCCGAGCTGAATCTTAGTGTTGCTGGGCTTCAGCGCAGCCTGGAATGCCATCACGTTCTGGGTCGACGGCTGATAGGGATAGCTGGTCGTGGTTTCGCACGCAGCAAGCGAGAGCGCGACGCCAGCCATGGCGAGCAGCTTGATCTTCATTTTTGGGATGCCCCGAAGTTAATCCGCCCAAGCCCCTGCCTAGACGCATAACGTCGTCATATCACGCCGTTTTCATCCGTCTAGATAACGCAGGTTAGTAACGGGCGTTTTCCAACGTGAGGACACGTGCACGGCTGGCACGGCGCGGGGCCCAAAACCAATTATCGGATCAAATCCGATATTATCGCGAAATCCGATTGACATATATCGGATCATCCGATATTTATCCCTCATCAACGAGGGAGGCCGACGTGGCCAACACCACCTACCGCACCGACTGGTTGAGCGACGATGGCAAGGTCCAGGTTCGCCACCACGGAGACAACCTGAAGGCCGCGCGCGCCGATGCTCGCCGGATCAGCAACGCTATCGGTTCGGCCTACATCATCCGGTCGGTTGATGGCGTCGATGATGGTCAGATCGGCTACTATGACGGCCGCGCTGACGGCCGCACGTGGGAGGCCTGACGATGGCCTCCACCATCCTCTCCCAAGCCGAAGCCGAGCGCATCGCGTACATCTCTGCCGAGCGCGCCGAGCGCCTCGCTGAGTGCGAAGAGCGCGCCGCCCGCCGCAAGGTCCGCGCCTACGCCGCCGAGTGGTCCGCTCCCGGTCCTGATCCGCTGTCACCTGACAAGCGCGAAGCCCTGAACGGCGCCCTTGCTCAGATCGAGCGGGCCTTTGGAAAGCGGGCTGTCGTCCCCGCCTCTCGGATGGAGGCGGCTTGATGGACCTCTGCATCACCCCCGGCATCGACAAGCTCTACCGGCTGGCCCTCGTCGGCCCCGGCGACCGCTTCGAAGCCCTCTCCGAACACGACACCCCCGAGGCCGCCATAGCCGCCAAGCTCCGCGCTCAGGCCGCTTCTGACGACGCCCTCTTCCAACTGAACAAGCTGATGAAGGAAGCCGCCTGATGGACGCCCTAGCCCGCGACCCCCGTTTCCTCGCCGCCCGCAAGACCGATCAATCCGGTCAGCGCGGCTGGGGTTTCCGCGACCTGCCCCGCCGTTCGGTCTTCTGGTGGATCGGCAACGCCTCTTCCGCCGCCGTTTGCACGGTCTTCGTGGCGGTCATCGCTGCGCTGTTGTGGAGCGCGTCGTGACTCTGCAACCCCTTTCCTCCGCAGCCAGAGCCCCGGCCGTGCCGAACAAGCCGGTCGGGGATGGCGCGGAAGTCATCAACGGCGAGATCGTCATGTGGATGGACGGCCAGCGCCGTCCCGTCCGGCCCGCTCTCGCCTGGTCGGAATGGCTGTGGCTGCACGACAGCCCGGTCCCTGAAACCCGCGAGCGCGCCAAGACAATCCGCGCCGCTCTGGATCAGATCGGATACCTGCAATGAGCTTCACCCCCGAGCAAAATGCCGAGCTGGAAGCCCCGCTAGATCGGGCGAACGTCGCCAGTCGTCAGCAGGCCGGCCAGACCCTCAACTACATCGAGGCGTGGCATGCCATCGCAGAGGCAAATCGCATCTTCGGCTTCGACGGCTGGAGCCGTGAAACGGTCGATCTTCGCCAGCTGGGTGTCCCCCGTGAGGTGAACGGCAAGATGCGCGTTGGCTACTCAGCCCGTGTCCGCATCACCGTCATGACCCCGACCGGCTCGGTGATCATCCGCGAGGGTTGCGGCTTTGGCTCCGGCATCGACCGGGACGAGGACCAGGCCCACGAAAGCGCGCTCAAGGAAGCCGAGAGCGACGCCATGAAGCGGGCGCTGATGACCTTCGGCAACCCGTTCGGTCTGGCGCTTTACGACAAGACCCAGGCGAACGTCGCCGTGGTCGAGCCCGCCGCCGTCACCGCCGCCAAGGCCGCTATCGACCTATGCTGCTCTGAAGAAGAGCTGACGAAGTGGTCGGCTGACAACAAGGCCGCGCTCGACAGCATGTCCAACGACGACCGGACCGCCGTTCGCAGGGCCTACGGCGCCCGACTGGCCCAGGTCCGCACCAACACCCCCTTTGACCAACAGAAGGAAGCCGCCTGATGGCTGACGACGCAACTTTCGACGCCTCGCCCGACGTGCTGAACACCGTCGCCGCTGGCCGCCTCCGCTCCATCATCGAACGCCTGGAGCGCCTGGACGAAGACCGGGAAGCCATCATGACCGACATGAAGGAGGTCTTCGCCGAGGCTAAGGGCGAGGGTTACGACGTGAAGGTGCTGCGCAAGGTGCTGAGGGTCCGCAAGCAGGACCGCGCCAAGCGTCAGGAAGAGGAAGCCATCCTCGACCTCTACCTGTCCGCGCTGGGGGAGGTCTGAGACGTGGCCGGATCCGTCAACAAGGCAATCATCGTCGGCAACCTCGGCCGCGATCCCGAGATCCGCTCGCTGAACAACGGCGACCGGGTGGCTTCCCTGCGCATCGCGACCTCTGAGACGTGGCGCGACAAGGCCACCGGCGAGCGCAAGGAAAAGACCGAGTGGCACAGCGTCGTCGTCTTCAACGAGCACATCGTGAAGACCTGCGAGAACTACCTGAAGAAGGGCTCGACCGTTTACGTCGAGGGCTCGCTGCAGACCCGCAAATGGACCGATCAACAGGGCATCGAGAAATACTCGACCGAGATCGTTTTGCAGAAGTTCGGCGGCGTCCTGACGATGCTCGGCGGCAAGGCCGACAGCCAGGGTGAAGCCCGCGAGCCGTCCGGCCGGACTGATCCCGCCCCGCAATACGACCTCTCCGACGACATTCCTTTCTGAGGCGCTGAGACATGACCAGCGAACCCATCCACCTGTCCAATGAGCCGTCGCCTTTCGACGCCGTGCGGATCAACATCGAAGACCTGTTCGACCAGGCCAAGGGCTTCTTGGATGGCGAGCCGGTCACGTCGCAGGCCGTCGCTGACGAGATCGGCGCCCTGATGGCTGAAATCCGCCAGGCCGAGAAGGCGGCGGACGAAGCGCGCAAACTGGAGAACAAGCCCTTTGACGACGGCAAGGCGGCTGTTCAGGAACGCTACCTGCCGCTGATCGGCAATACGACCAGGGTGAAGGGCAAGACCGTCCTCGCCATGGAGGCTTGCAAGTCCGCCCTGGCACCGTTCCTCAAGAAGCTGGACGACGAGAAGCGCGAGGCCGAACGCATCGCCCGCGAAGCCGCCGAGGTCAAAGCCCGAGAAGCCGCCGAGGCCGCCCGCGCGGCAGCGTCCGACGATCTGGCCGCCAAGGAAGCCGCCGAGGCGCTGGTCGAGCAGGCCCGCAAGGCTGAGGCCGAGGCCAAGCGCGCCACGAGTAACCGCGCTCACGCTACTGGCGGCGCCCGCGCCACCGCCCTGCGCACCTTTTACCGCGCCGAAATGGTCGATCCGCACATTGCGGCGGCCCACTATTGGCGCACGAACCCGGCTGCCTTCAACGCCATCCTGCAGAAGCTAGCCGACGAAGACGTGCGCACCGGCAAGCGCACCATCCCCGGCTTCGATGTCGTGGAAGATCGGGTGGTGGTCTGATGTCCCACCCCACCGCCTTCACCTGGGACGCCGAAGCATGCGCCATGGTGCCGAAGTGGCCCCGCCTAGCCGCCTCTCGCTACGAGGGTGGACGGGACTACCTGCTGGCCGATGTTGAGCATCGTTCTGACGCCTCCCATCGCCATGAGTTCGCTTGGCTGCGCGAGGCTTGGGCCAGCCTGCCGGAAGACCTGGCCGACCTGTTCCCGACACCCGAGCATCTGCGCAAGCGGGCGCTGATCGACGCGGGCTATTTCCACGAGACCGTCATCGACGCCGGATCGAACGCGGCCGCCCTACGCGTCGCTACCTACGCTCGGTCCAAGGACGAGTTCGCTGCGGTTGTCGTGCGCGGCCCGATCGTTGTCGAGCGCACCGCCAAGAGTCAGTCCATGCGCGCCATGGGGAAGGCCGACTTTCAGGCCAGCAAGACGGCGATCATGGAGATCATCGCGGCCCTGATCGGCGTCTCCCCGGAAACCCTCCAGCGCCAGCAGGAGGCCGCATGAGCCCCGCAGCCCAAATCGAGAAGCGGCGCCCGCTCACCCGAGCCGAGTTCGGTCAGTTGATGATCGACCAGGAGGGCCGCTGCGCCTGCGGCTGCGGCGAGAAGCTCCAGCCGATGACCGAGGGCGTCATAGACGAACACCTGCGCGCCCTCGCCTTGCTGGGGACTAACGCGCTCGAAAACCGCGCCCTCTACCGCAAGCCCTGCGCCCGGAAGAAGACCGACGAACAGGACACGCCCCGGATCGCCAAGGCCAAGGCCCAGGGCGGAGAGACCGGCCAATACGCCCGCCGCCAGAAGCGCGGCCACGGCTCCATTCAATCACGCGGCTTCGACAAGACCCGGACCAAGCGGTTCGACGGGTCGGTTGTCAGCCGCCTCCAGAGCGAGGCCCAAGACCATGGCTGAACCCCACAAAGAGATCGTCACCATTGCGAGGCGCTGGTTCTCCAGCCTGCCGCCCCTTCAGATCGAAATCGAGTGCGCCGCTGAACTGGCACCCGGCGTGAAACTGGGACTGGCGGTGAAGGCGGCCTTCGCCAGCCGTGCCGACCTGCGCGATGCCGACCTGCGCGATGCCGACCTGCGCGATGCCGACCTGCGCGATGCCGACCTGCGCGATGCCGACCTGCGCGATGCCGACCTGCGCGATGCCGACCTGCGCGATGCCGTCCTGCGCGGTGCCGACCTGCGCGATGCCGACCTGCGCGATGCCGACCTGCGCGGTGCCGTCCTGAGCGGTGCCGACCTGCGCGGTGCCGACCTGCGCGATGCCGTCCTGCGCGATGCCGTCCTGCGCGGTGCCGTCCTGAGCGATGCCGACCTGCGCGGTGCCGTCCTGAGCGATGCCGACCTGCGCGATGCCGTCTTGCCTAAGGCGGTCCAGGCCATGCGGCCAGCCGACGAATCCGAACAGCACGCCCGCATCGCAGCCGTCGCCGCACTGGCCCTCGCTGACGACGACGCCTTGAACATGGGCGACTGGCACACCTGTGAGACGACTCACTGCATCGCGGGCTGGGCAGTCCATCAAGCCGGGCCTGCGGGCTACCTGCTGGAGGAAATGATGGGGCCTCACGCGGCGGGAGCGATCCTGCTGGGTGATGAAGCGGCCAAGCACTTCTACGACAGCGGCGATCAGGCCCGCGAATGGCTGGCGTCGTTCCTGCCTGATTTCGAGGATGACCCGGCGCACGACACGTTGCCGCTGATCCAAGACACCATCGCCATGCTCACCGCCGCCCCTGTGCGCGAGGAAGGCGGGGCGGTGCGATACGACGTTCGGACAGAAGGCGCGCCGGGCATCACGGAGCCTGACCTCGCCCTCGCCACCCGCGAGGAAGCCCCGGCCGAACTATCCGGAAATCCCGGAGAGTTGGAGGCCCCGGCAGAGGCGGGAGAGGTCGAGGCTCAACGTCTCTGCGAGATATTCTGTGACGCCGACCCCCGGAACACCCCAGGCGACGGGGCGGCGTGGCCCTACCTCACTCTGGTCGAGAAGGCGCAATGGGTGGCGGTGGCTCAGGCCGCGCTCCGCGCCAAGCCCCAAGCCCGCGAGGAAGCGCAGCCGGTGGCGTGGGATCATGTGGTGAAATACATGGACCATCCGTGGTTGCTCGCCAGCACTCTTCCGCCAGACTTCTTTGCGGCGATCAAGAACAGCCCGGACTGGCTAGTTCAACCCCTCTACATCGCCCCACCCGCGCCAAAGGCTGAGAAGCTGCGGGTGGCGGTCGAAGAGTTGCGCGATAAGGGTGCCATCTGCCGAAACAACGCCGAAAGCGGTAGCCAGGACGATCGCGACGCCTGGGCGACGTTGTCGAAATGGTTGTTCCGACAAGCGAACGTCCTCGCCGCCCTGCAACAGGAGGGGCGGTGATGCCGAAGCTGTTTTTCGTTCGCGGTGAGCACGGCGAACGTGGCGACTATGTGCCGACGCTCCGGGAGGCTCAGGCCGAGTTTCAATCCATGATCGACGATGGGATCGAGCCGTATGGCGTTGGGTCCGTCTTCTACCGGAACAACCGGGCCAGTATTGCCAAGCTAGTCAACGATGCCCGGTCCGAAGCCCTCTCCGCAGCACCTGGGGAGGCGGGGGAATGAGCGAGGACGAATACGACTTCGATTTCGGCGATGACGATAGCGTCACCTGCCCGCGCTGTTCGGGAGGCGGCACAGTCGATTGCCATTGCGGCGGCGACCTTTGCGTCTGCGAGAACTACGGCGAGAGGGACTGCCCGACCTGCCACGGCGAAGGGGAGGTCTCACCTGAGCGTCATGACCGATACCGCCAGAGCGAGCGCGAGGCCCATGAAGCCATGTGCCGCATTTGGGAGGAGAGCAAATGACCGCCCGCATGCCTGACACCACGAGCCCGCGCGAGAAGGTGGCGAGGATTGTCGATCCGCGAGAGTGGGAGTTGCAAGATTTCGGAGCAGCCAAAAATGGCGGACAGATGATTGCGGGCGCTGATTTGATGTTGGCCCCCTCATTAACCAAAGCCGACGCCATCCTCGCAGCCCTCGCCTCATCCGGCGATCATGCGGAGCTAAAGAGGCTCGCGGATGAAGCGGCGGATTTCGACATCCCGGCAAAAGTGGCCCCTGCCGTACTCAACGCCCTCATCGCAGAAGTCGCGGCGCTGCGGGTGGATAATGCTGACCTGCGCGAACACCGCATCACCGCTGACCTACTCGCCTCAACGCTCAAGGCCGACAAGGAAGAAGCAGAGCGCAATCTGGCTGAGGCAGTGGGGGCGCTAGAAGAGATCGCAGCGATTGAGCCAAAGCCATTCGATAGCGGCCTAGACATGGAGGCGATACGCGGTTGCGAGGAGTGTCGTCGCTATGAGGGCTATCCGGTCCAGCGCGGCATCTGCAACACGCATCGTCGCCCCATCTGGGACCGCGAGAAGCACGAAAGCCGTGAGGAAAAGGCTCTCGGTTACAGGGCGAAATCGATAGCCCGCACCTTCCTCAGCAAGGAGGCCGAACGTGGGTGAGCCGCAAACCTATGACGATTGGCTGAAAGAGCACGGGCCAATGGTCGACCTGTCGAAGCGCGTCCAGCGCTGGTCTCTGCGGCGCGGAAACAAAGCCCACCGCGAGACCGGAACGTGGGACGGAGGCAACTTCAGAGAGGCAGCTCGCGCACTGAAGGTGACGGTTGCCGAGGTAGCTGCCGCTGTCGAATGGCACCCTTGGATGCTGACGCTCGACACAGACGCCCCCTTGCCGATCAGGAGGATCGAACATGACGGCGAGTAAGCCAATGGCTGACCCTATGGAACTGGTGGGGCGGCTTGAGGCCGGGGATCAACTCCAGAGACTGCGCGGTGGACGATACACCTTTTTGCGAAAGGGGCGCCGAGGCTACCTGATCGTGCATTGTCATGAGCATGACGCGCAGGAGGCGTGGCCCGCAGATCAGTTCATCCCCCTCCCTCCAGCACCAGGAGCAGAAGATGAATAGGGTTCATTCCGACGCTTCCAGCGTCTCCATACCCGTCGAGGGCCGGTCGTATGTCCGCGATGGCCTTCAGCGCATGGTCGAGGAAGAAGATGATCGGTTTGCCCAAGGGAAGACCGACAGAAATAGCGCCGCAAAGGCCGATCATGTCGCTTGGATGGCCGCCCGCCTCGCCCTCATCAACGCCCAGCGTCTCGATGACCTGACGGCCCACATCAAGGACACCACCCATGACCGCTGACCTGTCCGCCCTCATCGCTAGACTGGAAGCCGCTGAGGCGGGGAGCCGGGAGTTGGATGACGCCGTGTGGCTCGCCGCTACGGGAGAGAAAGCATCCTACCCGTTCGATGACGAGACCGACCCGCACATTCGTTACGGTACGCTCGCATGGGTCCGCCTTCCGCGCTCCACCACCTCCTTGGACGCCGCCCTCGCGCTGGCGGAACGACTCTTTCCGGCCCACGCAAAGACCATGACCGGCAATGCGGCATCCGGCTTTGTGGCCTTCCTGATCCCGCGCGGAGGCCAGCCTATCGGGGCGAAGAAGACCTTTTCCGACGCCGCCCTCGCCCTCTGCATCGCCACCCTCCGCGCCAAGCTCGACGGGTACGAAGCCGAAGGCGAAGTGAACAAAAACCCCAAGGCACAGGAGGGGTGAATGGCCCGATACGCCGCTGAAACATCCGTCTCCCAAGACCGCAGCCGTGCCGAGATCGAGGCGACCCTGAAACGCTACGGAGCCACGTCGTTCATGTATGCGAGCGAGCCGACGGCGGCCATGATCGGCTTCCGCATCAAGGACCGCATGGTGAAGTTCGTCCTGCCGATGCCTGATCCGAAGGCGCGGGAGTTCACCCACACCCCGGCGCGCGGCACCCTGCGCTCCCCTGCCGAGGCCGAGAAGGCTTGGGAGCAGGCCGGGCGCCAACGCTGGCGCGCCCTCGCCCTGGTCATCAAGGCCAAGCTGGAAGCCGTCGCGGCCGGGATCACGACCATTGAAGACGAGTTTCTGGCGCACACTGTCTTGCCCGACGGTTCGACCGTGGGGCAGTTCATGAAGCCCCAGCTCGCGGTTGCCTATGAGCAAGGCTCGATGCCAACCACGCTCTTGCTCGGAGGGCCGGCATGACCCCGCTGATCCTGATCTGCGCCACTCTGGCCATGAGCGACGGAGACAGCGGGCGGTGCGTGACGGCCGACGGCGAGCGCCACCGTGTCCGTCTGGCCGGCATCGATACCGGAGAGGTCGCGCCGTTCACGCGCTGCCGCCAGCGCCCGAACGTCTGGGCCTGTTCGCCCGAAGCCAAGGCCAGCGGACCGGCCGCAACAGCCCGCGCCCGGCAGCTTGCAGCCAACGGCGCCCGCTGCACCGTCCAGTCCCGCGACCGCTATCAGCGCATCGTGGCCACCTGCACGGTCAACGGCCGGGACCTGGGCTCTATCCTAGTCAGCGAGGGCCTGGCCATCTCCGAAACCAACTACGGCGATCCCTACCGCCAGCAAGAGAACGAAGCCCGTGAGAGAGGAAGGGGGATGTGGGAATGACGCTCCAGCGACTACCTCTTGAACCACGTGGCCTCCAGCGAGAGGTCGCAGCTCGATACATCGGCGTCGGTCTCACCAAGTTCGACGAAATGGTGCGAGATGGTCGTATGCCCGGTCCTAAACGCGTCGACGGCCGAAAGGTCTGGGATCGACGCGCACTAGACACGGCGTTCGACAGCCTGCCAGATGAAACACCCGCCAACGATTGGGATCTCGCGTACGGAACGTGAGCCGGATTAAGCTCAAATACGTCCAGACCTTCACCGACCGCCACGGCCGGCCCCGCGCCTATTTCCGTCGCCCAGGCTTTAAGCGCGTCGCACTGCCTGGCCTTCCTGGATCGCGTGAGTTCATGGAGGCCTATCAGGCGGCGTTGGACGGGGACACCGCTCCAAGACTCGCTATCGGCCAAGAGCGCACAAAGCAGGGCACGATGAACGCCCTTATCGTGGCCTACTATCAGTCGAGCGACTTCGCGGATCTCGCCCCCATTACCAAGAAGACCTACCGCAATATGATTGAGCGGTGGCGGACTGAAAACGGGCATCTCTCGATCACCGGCCTTCAGGCCAAGCACGTCCGCACTATGCTGGACAAGATGGCGGACCGACCGGGCGCGGCTTACAACCTTCGGCGCATCCTCAAGGTGCTGATGCGGTTCGCCGTCGAGCGCGAATACCGGTCCGACAACCCCATGATCGCGATACGGCGCCCGAAAAAGGCGACGGAAGGTTACCGATCGTGGACCGAGGAAGACATCAATAAGTTTATCGAGAAGTGGCCTCTGGGGACACGCCAGAACCTCGCCCTCTCCCTTCTCCTTTACACGGCGCAGCGGCGCAGCGACGTGGTCACGATGGGACGCCAGCACGTCAGCCGATCCAAGATCCACGTCGTCCAGCACAAGACCAAAACGCGGCTCGCCATCCCGATTCATCCCAAGCTTGCCGAGGCCCTCGCCTATGCGCCCAAGGATCAACTGACCTTTCTGGCAACCGAAGCTGGAAAGCCCCGTACGCCTGCCGGGTTCACAACATGGTTTGTTGAAGCCGCCAAGGCCGCCGGTCTTCCGCCCAGGTCGTCACCCCATGGTCTCCGGAAAGCCGCAGCCAGACGGCTTGCTGAGGCGGGATGTTCAGCCAACGAGATCATGGCGGTGACCGGCCACAAGAGCCTGCAGGAAGTTGCGACCTATACTCGAGCGGCAGACCAGGAACGCATGGCCGAGGACGCCATGTCGCGGTTTGACAACTCGTCTAAAAGCTGAGGAATTACAGCAACCGCCGACTGTTCGGTTTGACGGCTTAGAGCCTTGAGCAACAACAACTTCTGCTCTCCCTCCGGGCCTACCGAGTTCCATTCGGCTTGTGAATTCAAAAACCATCGTTATCGTTCAATGGCGGCGCTTTCGTCCGCACGGGAGGAAACGATGAAGTTGCAATTACTTGGCGCAATCACTGCGATCACGCTCATGGGTATTGGCGGCGCTGTCTCGGCTCACGTGTCCAAGACGCCCCAACCCTCGCCCGAATTTTCAGCTAAGCGGACCTTGGTGAAGAAGGTTCGCTACACCTACCAAGAGTGCATGCGAGAAAGCCTGACCATCTGCACGGCTCAACATCCCGACGATCCGCTGGCGAAGATGCAATGTGTTGATGCTCGCCGCGATGCGATCTGCGAAGGTCTTCCCGGCACCCCCTGATCCCGGCGGCCATCGGCTCGGCGACTTCGATGCCGAAGGGCGTCGAAGTCGCTCCCAGGCGGGCCGGCTCGGGCGCGTTGATCCAGGAGCAGGACGGCGAACCTTGCGGGCCGCATCGACGATGATCGCTCGCCATCGTCGAACGCGGCAGTCTACCATCGCCGTGACTGCCCAACGTCGAGTTCCGTTCCATGATCTTCCCTCTCCTCAGCGCCGCCTTGGCCGCCATCGTTCAGACGCCCGCCTTCGAGACGCTGGAGCCGATTCCGGCGGCGGCTCAGGGCGAGGCCATTCCCGCCTGCACCGCCGATCGCCGCTGGTGCGCCCTGATCGAGACGGACGAGACGGACGAACAGCTGGTGCTGCGCCTGTATGACGGAACGCCGGACGGCCGTGCGCCCGCGGCCTCCCACCTCATCGAAAGCGGAGCCTCCGAAGGCTTCTGGAAGCCCGGCGTCATTCTGCGTCGCGCCGGAAGCGACGACGTCATCCTCGGCGCCGATATGGAGCTGCAGGCCATGTATTCGGGCGGCGGCGGGATGTCCTCCTACCGGACCCTGGTGCGGTTCACGCCCGGCGAGACGCCGCAGGAAATCCTGACCGTCCCGATGTCCGGCTCGCTGATGATCCGCGCCTGTTTCGGCGAAGAGGACATGAAACAGCGCGCCGGCGCCTGCCACGACGAATACGAGTTCGCCGCCGAGCTGAAGGCCGAGGGCGACGCCTTCCCGCCGCGCCTGACCTACGCCTCGACCGCCGCCACCTTCCCCGGCCGGGTGTCGCGAGACGAGGACTCCCTGGCCAAGCCGCCGCTGAAGCCCGAGGACCTGGTCAAGGCCGTTGACGCCGAATGCACGGTGCAGCGCGTCTTCACTTTCGATCGGGCCGCAAAGGCCTATGTTGCAGACGCGCCCCTGCCCGATTGCAGCGCCTACACCGTTCCCTAGTTTCTCCGAGCCCGCCCGATGTCCTATGTCGCCTGTGACGACCGCCCCGCCGACAAGGCCGAACGCTACGCCGAGGTCGAGGCCGAAATCCTGGCCGTGCTGGACGGCGAGCCGAACCTGACGGCGCGCATGGCGACCGTCGCCTCCATGCTGGCCGACGCCTTTCCTGCCTTCTTCTGGACCGGCTTCTACGTCGTGGACGCGGCCAGGGGCGATGAACTGGTGGTCGGCCCCTATCAGGGCACGCTGGGCTGCCTGCGCATCCCGTTCGGGCGCGGCGTCTGCGGCGCGGCGGCGAAAACGCGCCAGACCCAGGTGGTCGAGGACGTCGACGCCTTCCCCGGCCACATCGCCTGCGACAGCCGCTCAGCCAGCGAGATCGTGGTTCCCGTGCTGGACGCCTCGGGCGCCCTGATCGCGGTGCTGGATGTGGACGCAACCGAAAAGGCCGCCTTCGACGCCGTGGACGCCGAGGCGCTGGAGCGGCTGATGCGCAAGGTGTTCGGGGAGGGGTGA